ATGAGCCAAGAAAGAATCGAAGAAATCAAAAGCAAATATGACATGAATTCAGTATGGTACAAGCGAGATATTCTAGGGGAAAGAATGGTTGCCGAAGGACTTGTGTTCCCTTATTTTGCTAATGATTGTAAGCCTTACCTATTCAAATATCAAAGTCTAAAAGAAAAGATGAAGGAAGAAGGGAAAAGGTTCAGTCATTTAATCATAGGCGTTGACTTTGGAGACAATGGTTCAAAGTATTCATGGCACTTAACAGGGTTTACAAATGATTGGGATTATATGTGGGCACTTGATGAGGGAGACATGGAGAAGTCAAACTCAATAGACGCTACAAAATTTTGCAAAGCATTTGTAAGGTTCTATAAGCGTTGTGTTGAATGTTACGGATATGTAGAGTGGATATTTCCGGACAGTGCTTCTAATACACTCATAAACACGCTTAGAGCTTATTTTTACGCCGAAGGATTAGACGGTAGTATAATTGCACCGGTAAAAAAGAACGAGCTTACAGACCGTCCTATAACGGTTGATAGCTTACTTGTAACAGGTAGGTTGAAGATAGAAGAACATTGTAAGAACTTAATAAATGCATTGAGCGAATTAGTATGGGATGAAAAAAAAGACATTCCAAAAGATGAGAACGTAAACAATATCAATGATGATTGGGATTCGTTCTGCTATACATTTATCACACATAGTGGATATATAGATTTAAGGAGGTAAGAAATAGAAACATCTAACACACGTAGACCGTGGTTTCAAAACTACCTTAACGAAAGAGGGTATTATGTAGATACAAACGCAATTGAGATTATTGAATTGTGCAATAAGTGGTATACAAATACCGAAACAGAATTTCATACGGCATACACCTTAAATAACGAGGAATACACACTTGATAAGACAGACTTTGCAAAGCGTTTGTGTGAGGATGACGCAAACCTTATTGAAATCCTAGATATAAACGCAACAGAGGACAGTGCTACAAATGACATTATCTCAGATATTCTAAACAAGAATAGATTTGATGTAATGTACAGGAAACAAGCTGAGCAAATGTCCGCAAACGGAACAGTAGGAGCTTATGTTACTGTATCAAATGCCGAGATTTATGAAGATGGTACATTCAGTGGAGGAGAAATCAGAATCAACTATTGTGATTCAATGAATATCCTTCCATTAACTGTTATAAATGATGAAATTGTGGAAGTTGCTTTCGTTGGAGTAAATTATGAGAAACTAAAGAAAGTATATGTGATGGTCATGTTCTTAAAAGGACAAGACGAAAGATACATTGCAGAAACACATTACTTCAAAGATACAGGCGAAGAAATAAAAGACCGTGCTCAGATTGTTCAATTAGATGTTGTAAAGCCGTTTGCAATCATGAGAAACGCAAAGGTGAACAACTTACAAATGCAAGGGTACGGCTTACCTAAAATTTGGAGTGCAATCGCTCCACTAAAAACAATTGATTTAACAATGACAATGTGGAATAGAGATTTATTGAAATCGGATAAAATCGTTCTTGTGAATGAAGCATTAATGCAGAAAGACGAGAATGGAAAGATTAAAATGAATCCACAAATGAAAAAGATATTCGTTCAGTTAGGTAGAGACAAGCTACCGGAAGAAAAAGCTTTATGGCAAGAATACAATCCAACAGTAAGAACACAAGAAGTTGTGCAATCGTTAGAAACTGCGTTAAGTATCTTATCAATGATGTTTGGATTCGGTACAAAGAAATACACCTTTGAAAGTGGAAGAATCGTGACGGCTACAGAATACATTGGTGAGAATCAAGACGCAATGAAGGAAGTAAACTCACAACGTAAAGAATCTACTGCATATATTCAAGATATTATTCAAGCAATAGCATACTTCTATGAATTAACACAAGGCAGAAAGCTTAATATCAATTCATTAGACATTGCAATTGATTATGACGATACATATATTGAGGATAAGCAAAGCACTGCACAAGCGTTAAGAAACGACGCATTAACATTTGATATTCCAAGATTAAAGATTATGTACTTTATGAAGCAATACGGCTTTACTGAAGAAGAAGCTACGGAATTATTAAATGAAGAAATTCAAGATGATGGAGAGGGGGATGACGAAGAATAGCAACTACATATTTTCCATTCGTCTCAAGAAATGGTGATAGATTAGTATTATATGACGCTTTCAGAAGATTGTTCTCAAGTTATTTTACAAATGGAGTGTTCGTAGATGATTCTAGTTCAGACCATTTAAGAGTTGAGAAAGCTCAAGGCTTAACACTTACAGTTAAGGCAGGACGAGCGAATATTAATGGAGCGTTCTATTGGCAGAAAGATGACGAAACCATCACACTAGAAAAGAATAGCGCTACTAAAAGCTACAATATCATTCTTAGATTGAATGATAATGACGCATACAGAAACATTACATTAGTAGCAAGTGATATCAATGATGGAATTACAAGAAGTGATTCTATTTACGATTTAGTATTAGCTACGGTAACAGTAACAGGCAATTCGAACGAAGTTAAAGGCTCAGATATTACTGATACAAGATTAGATTCTACACGTTGTGGAGCAGTTACAAGCGCAATTAATAGCGTTCAATCGTTGGATTTATTCACTCAAGTAACGGAGCTATTCAAAGAAATTAAGGCTCAGAATGAATCTGAAATGAATGCAAATAGAACAGAATTCAATGATTGGTTTGAAACTGTAAAAGATACGTTAGACGCAAATACGGCAGGAAAACTATCGAACAGAATTTCAAATATTGAAAAGATGATTATGGAGAACCATTTCACCACAATTCTATTAACAGAAGATGGAACGCTAGTAGATGAGAATGGTCATGAGATTCTAGCAGATTGGGCGTATGAAGTTGATAAAGGTGAAGTAGGTAAAGATTGGACTTACAAGGTGAAATCATGAGACAAGGAACTACGCCAACAATTCAAATAACAATAAATGATATTGATTTAAATGAAATGCAGAATATCTATGTGGTATTTGAACAGAACGGATATATCTTGAAAAAAGAACAAAGTGATTTAGACATTGAAGGAAATGTTATTTCAGTGTTGTTGAGTCAAGAAGAAACGCTCAATTTCAAAGAGGGAACTTGTAACATTCAATTAAGAATGATTACAAAAGGAGGAGTTGCTATTGCTTCTCCTATCAAGACAACAAAGGTATATAGAGTATTGAATAAGGAAGTGATTACATGATTCTAATGCAAGATATTCAAATGAATATACAAGATGAATCAGACAAGCTTCAAATTGAAATCAATGAAGATAAAGAAACATTAACTTTAGGCTTAGATGAGAAGTTTGTTGAAGGTACAAGTGATTACAACAAGCTAAAGAACAAGCCTAAATTAAATGGTAATGAAATCATTGGAGAGGTTGAAGAAATAGACCCTACAGTTCCAACGTGGGCGAAAGCAGAAACAAGACCGGTATATACTCCGGAAGATGTTGGAGCTATGGCAGAAGGTTCTGTAACATCTGTATTAACAACCGAACTAGATGAGCTATGGAATAGTCTATAGGAGGAAAAAGAATGGCTATTGAATATTTAGATAAGAGTGGGTTGACGCTCTTAATTAGTAAAATTAAAACTGCATTAGGTGGGAAAGTTGATGCCGTAAGTGGAAAAGGATTATCAACAAATGACTATACAAGCGCAGAAAAACAAAAGTTAAGTGGTATTGCAAGTGATGCTCAAGCGAATGTAATTGAGTCGGTAAAGGTAAATGGAACGAAATTAACGCCAAGCTCAAAAGCCGTGGATGTTACAGTGCCGACAAAGACATCACAATTAACAAATGACAGTGGATATCAGTCGGCAACGAGTGTTGAGTCAATTATTACGGCTAAAGGGTATCAAACGCAATCACAAGTACAATCGTTGATTAATTCGGCAGTCGGTAATATTACATCTATTAGATATGAAAAGGTAACGAGTTTGCCGCTACAGGGTTCAAATGGCGTTATCTATTTAGTTGCACATTCACATGGGACACAAGATATTTATGATGAATATATTTGGTTAGCAGAAACAAAGACATATGAAAAGATTGGTAATACAGACATTGATTTATCGGCGTATGTTAAGAGTTCAGAATTAACTGCGATTACTACATATGATTTAAATACAATGTGGGGTTAGCATATGGCTTTCGTATTCAAAGACAAAGCTTCTATACAGTGGCTTAAAGTCTGTAACTACATCACATAATGCTTTGAATCAAATGGTTATGAATAACCACTTTACCACGAATTTGAATGCAACAAGCGCTCAAGATTTAGTGGATGAAAAAGGAAACACAATCCTAGCCGATTGGTCTTATGAAGTAGCAAGTGGAGAAGTCGGTAAGGATTGGAAATATAAAATCAAGGAGGAATAGAGAATGGCAGGAAAACAAGTAACAGAATTAGACGCATTGCCTAGCTTTACAGATACAAGCTTATTGCCTGTGCATAATGGCGCAGGATTGAAAAAAGGCTCATTATCGCAACTAGCTAATTATTTAGGAAATAAATTTAGTAATCCGAATTTGTTGATTAATCCGGATTTCAGAATCAATCAAAGGGGCGAAACTAGCTACACAAGTGCAGTTGCTCAAACAATAAAAATTGTGTATTCAGTAGACAGATGGTGTTTGTATGGGCATAGTTTAACAGTTAACTCAGATAAATCAGTAACTATAACGCCAACAACTTACAGTGATGGAGCTTTAATTCAGAATTTAGAAACTCCGGTCGATGGGGATATCACCGTTCAAGTTTATGCCGTTGGTGTAAGTGGAACTGCTACAGTATCTGTAAGACCATCTGATGATTCTTCAACCACAGAAATAGGAACTTTAAAGAACGGATTAAATACATTCACATTTAGTAGAGGCATAAAAAAGTTAGTTATTCGAGTTAAAAGTGGAACGATAACTTTAAAATACGCAAAAGTAGAGCAAGGTACAGTAGCAACATCATTTATTGCACCTAACCATGCAGAAGAATTAGTGAAGTGTAAGCGTTATTTTCAAGTATTAAATGTATTTGAAGGGTTTGTTGGTTCAGTATCATATTGGAATTTATATACGAAATTTTATGTCGGTGCTATGCGTACAACATCACCAACAATTATCTCTAATGTATCATCCGCAACAATTAATTTAAGTGGAGATAACACGGAAAGAAACTTACAACTAAGTAATAACATTTCACCAACAATGTATTTAAACGAATTAATTATTACGCACAAGTCTGCTACAAATTTCGGGTATAACGCATTTACTGCTTGTATATTTAGAAGTGCTATCACATATAATGTAGATGCAGAAATTTGTTAGGAGGAAGCTATGGAGAACGAATATAAAGTATACGTATCCTTACAAGATGGATACATCACATCTATTAATTCAGAAATCTTTTTATCAGAAGAAGAAATGTCAACTATGACAGAAATCGACCAAGGGCAAGGCGATAAATACGCACACGCACAAAATCAATATCTAGAAAAAGGATTAGTTGACGAGTATGGCCGTTATAACTACAAATTTGTAGAAGGTAAAGTGGTTGAGGTTGCAGAAGCAGACAAACCAACAATTGAAGAACCAAAGGCAGTACCAACTGAGCAAGAGAAGATTAACGCACAATTAATGCTACAGATTGCACAGTTAAAAGCTCAATTGAATGGGGTGAAGTAGTATGAGTTATGAATTAATCAAATCGTATTATGAATTAGGCTTATTTACAAAGAGTGATTTAGAAATGTTTGCTTCTATCGGTTGGATTACAGACAAACAGAAGAAAGAATTAATTAAATAGGCTTTAAAAGCGTTTTAAAGGGCATTTAAGCCCTTTTTCTATATGGGGTATATAAATGTTAAGTGAAGAAGAACAAAGAGAACAAGAGCGTAAAGAACGGCAAGAGCAAAGGAAGCAAGAACGCCTACAAAAACAGATTGAGAAAAGAAGAAAACTTGAAGAAAGAGAAAGAAGAAGCGTAAAGCGTGCAAGTGTATTTGAATTAGGAATGATGATATTCGTATCTAATAAAATTCGTGAAGTTTTAGAAAAAGCCACCGAAGAAAACGCAAAATTTAATGAGATATTGGCAAAATCACTCGTAGATTTGCGTAAATTCACAAAAAAAGAATCAAAAAGCCTAAAAAAGGATGTAATTAAGGAATCTAAAAAGGATTTTGAAGAAAATAAGAATGGAACATTAGAATTAATTAAAGAAGCAACTAAAAAAAAGATGGATGGAAGCCTTGTAAAACATATTGCGTATGTGAATCCACAAAAGGGCACTGCAAAGCGTTGGAAAAAATACATCAAAACAAACGCAAACACGTATGCAATCGGTAAAGATAAACTACCGGTATTCTTTACAAAGGTAGTTCAAGAAGAAGTTAAAAATGTAGTAGGTGGTAAATCCACAATTGATGATTCTTGCAGAAAAGCTATTTCAAAGTTAGCAAATAGTGGCGTAAAGATTGTGGAATATGATACAGGTGTTAAAAGAAATGTGGATGTATGGGTAAGGCAACAAATGCAGTACGCAGAAAAGGAATCGTCACAAGAAATTAACAATAAATGTGCAAAAGATATGGGAGTTACTGTATTCGAGTTTGACGCTCACGCAAACGCACGTCCAAGTCATAAGAAGTGGCAAGGGAAAAGATACGACACGCAAGGGAAACTATATCCTAGTTTGTATGAGTTAACACATGGAGAAGAAAAAGACTATGGATGTAGACACTTTGCTCAACCTGTATGGGATGTAGATATGCCTTATGCCTATACAAAAGAGCAATTAAAGAATATTGATACAAAGCATTTCAAATTCCAAGGAAAAGAATATGAAGGATATGAAGCTAGGCAGTATCAAAGAGAATTAGAAAGAAATATCAGAGCGTTAAAGCGAGAAGTAATCTTATTAGACAATCAAGGATTAGGCAGTACAGAAGCCAAGATTAAGTTAAAACACGCAAATGCAACGTATAAAGCTTTCAGTTCTGAAATGGGAGACAGAGTTCACAACGATAGGCTTAGAATCGGCTAAAACGCTCACATTGTGAGCTATTATGTAAGCTAAAATATAGTTAGCCAAAGCCATACCGGAGAAGATTCGGTTTATAAATAACTTTAGGAGGGCAAAATGAAAAACATTATTGAAATTTTAAAAGAATCAAACATTGAATTAACCAAAGAGCAAGAGGAATCAATTACAAAGCTAGTAAATGATAACTACAAGACAATTGCAGAGTTCGACAAGCAAAAAGATAAGCTATCTTTAGCAGAGAACAACGCAAAGGAAATTCAAACAAAGTTTGATAATTTCAAGAAAAGCTATGATGGAGTTGATGTAGAAGAATTGAAAAATAAAATCAATACATTGACGAATGATATTGACACTCAAAAGACAAACTACGAAACTCAGATTAGCAAAATGAATCTTGATTCTGTATTAAGTGCAAAAGCAAAAGAATACGGATGTAAAGATTTCGATTTAGCAAAATCACAATTCAACTATGATGATTTACTAAATTCAAAAGACCAAACAAATGACATTGACAAAGCTTTTAAGACATTAAAAGAAAATAAGCCAATCTTATTTGAGGAAAATCAAAATGAACCTGTTGCCAAAGGAAATATCGTTGGAAACAGTGGGCAAGGAGATAACCCAAACGCCGAAGATTTATTGTTACGACAGGCAATGGGCTTAACTACAGAAAAGAAATAAGGAGGATTTAATTAATACCAAATGAAATTGTATTAGCTAAAACGTATGTCTCAAATTTGGATGAGGTATATAAGTTAGCTTCAGTTACAGGTGATTTAAATGCAGACGCTACAATGGTACGAGCAGGAGCAAATGCAAAAGAAATCATCTATCCACAAATTTCTGTTAAAGGTTTAGGAAACTACGATAGAAACAGTGGTTATACAGGTAACTCAGTTAAGTTAGAATGGAAAACTGCTACATTCGACTATGACCGAGGAACTAAAATCTCAGTTGATACACAAGATAACGCAGAATCAATGAATATTGCGTTTGGTATGGCAGGAGCGGAGTTAATGCGTACAAAGGTTGCACCGGAAGCAGACGCTTACACATTCGCTAAGATTGCCGGCACAACAGGAATCACAAAGGTTTCAGAAGATTATACAGGTGCAGAAGAGTTCTTGAGCGCATTATTAACGGCTATCACTAAAATGGATGAGGATGAAGTTCCTAGCGAACAACGTATCTTGTATTCAACACCAACATTATTAAATAGCGTTAAGGCGTTGGATACTTACAAATCTCGTGAAGCTTTACAAGGATTTGCAAAGGTTGTTCCTGTACCCGCTAGTCGTTTCTATACAAAAATCAAATTGTTGAGTGGAAAAGATACAGAGTTAGAAGGCGGATACGAAAAAGCGGAGGATGGACACGTAATCAACTTCTTGATTGTTCACAAACCTGCCGTTATGAAATGGGATAAACACACCGTTTCAAATGTAATTCCGGCAAGCAATAACATTGAATCAGATTCAGATGTATTGAAATATCGTAAGTATGGAATCGTTGATGTATACCAAAATAAGGTAGCAGGTATTTACTTATCTGCTAGTGCTAAGTAATGGCGAAAGAAATCGGATGGGGTTATCCTTCTAAAGTTGAAAAGCCTAAAAAAGGTAAACCTCAAACAAAAAAAGAGGAAGCTAAACCTCAAAAAGAAAAATAGCATAAAAAGGGGGTTGTAAAATGAACAACATTTTAGATTGGGAATATTACAATTCCCATTTTCCTAAATTTGATGAAAATCAATTCAATCAGTATTCTTACAAAGCAGAAGCAATGGTATTAAAGTATGTGAATGTTGATTCTATTAATGAACAGAACGAAAGCACTTTAAAAGATTGTATTTGCGATGTATTAAACAATGTAATCTTTCAAGATTCAATTGATGGTGTATCAAGTATCTCAAATGGTGGATATTCCAAAAGCTTTATAAACACTACACACTCGGATAAAAGGAACATGCTTGAGGATATCATAGCCTTTTGGTTAGGAGATACAGATTTAATGAAAGAAAGATGGATTGCATTATGACAGGATTCTTTGAGGATTCAATTACACTTGTAAATCACTACTATGATACATTGACGAGAGAAGATAGATTTCAAGCTTTTATTCTTGATAAATGTATGTGGAGACAATCAACTGTTAGGACTGCAAATGGTAATATTCTGAGCATAGCCACATCCACAAATATTACCATTCTATATCGTGAGGGATATGTTGAACCTTACGTATATGCAAAGCTTTCAAATGATGAGAAACAAAAGCACTTCACATTAAATACAGATAAGACAGATTTTGTATTCTTTGGAGAAGTAAAAGAAGACTTATCTAGTATTAAATCAATCAACGAAGCAAAAAAGAAATACAAATGGACAACCGTTCAAAGCGTAACAGATTGTACGAATGTCGATATGTTGAAGCATTGGGAGGTTGTCGGTCAATAGGAATGAAAGTCAAACTTGATGTTGAATCAATTCCCCAAATTAAACAATCAAGAGGACTTGAAGAACGTGGACGAGTGCAACAAATGATTGATTCTGAAGTCATTAGGCTTATGACCCCTTATACGCCTAGAGACACAGGAGCATTGATAAACTCGGCTACACGATTAACACAAATCGGTAGTGGATTAGTAAAGCAAGGTGGACCAAGTGCACCTTATGCTAGACGGTGGTATTACAACAAAGAGAATGCTCATTTCGTTGGCGGAAAGACAGACCATTGGTTTGAAAAAGCTATGCGAAATGGTGGAGCAGAGACAATCTTAAAGGAAGCGCAAAAAATGATAGGAGACGGAGAATGACAGTATCAAAAGCATTGATTCAATGGTTATATGGCTATGGAAATATACAGATAGATGAACGTATTGAAACGGATGTTTTAGCGCAACAAGCTATCTCTTATGCGTTATACAAAGAACCTAACGCAATTGTAGATACATACATTGACGGCTCTCAAATGCGTACAGAATACTACACGTTTCTAACTCGTAGGAATACACAAATTGAATCAGAAAGGCAAGATAACAATGTTTTTCTAGAAGAATTAGAAAATTGGATTGATGAAAAGAATTTAAACGGAGAATTGCCACAACTAGACGGAAACAAATATTGTGATGATGTTTCCGTTTCAAGTGGTTTATATCTATACACAAATGAGGATAATCAAGCAGTATATGCGTTGACTATTCAAATTAAATACAGAAAGGAGCTTACTCAATAGCAACTCAAGGAACTGAAGTAACTACAGGACAGACAGTCAAGAAGTATATGATTGGATTGTTCTTACAAATGGGAGAAAGTTATAAGCGAATTAAGAAATCTACAACTTTAGATATTTCATTCAATAGTGAAACTGAAACGTATGACTTTATCGCAGATAAGAACCCAACAGAATCATTAAAGAGTTATTCACCTCAAATCTCACAGGATTTGACTATGATTAAAGGCGAAGATGACTTTGAATACATTTACGAACAAATGATGAAATCCGTACCGAATAATGAAGAAGTAAATACAAAAGCTTTACTTGTATTTATGTTTGACGGAGACAAAACTAAAGGCTATAAAGCGTGGGAAGTTGACGCTAAATTGATTTTCGATACATTAAGTGGTGTCGATTCAAAAATCAACTTTAATATTAACTTTGCAAGCGATATTCGTGTCGGTATTGCAAAGGTAGCAGATGGAACAGTAACATTTACAGAAGGCACATCAGAAGTATAAAGAAAGAAGAGGTAAATCATGAATAGAATCACGTATGAAGGGAAACAGTACGAAATCCCACCAAAAACAATTGAAGTTTTAAAAGCAGAGGACGCTTGTAACGCATTTCACGCTACACATGAAGAAGCATATCGAGCTAAATTCGACTATTTGAAAACAGTATTAACAGATGAACAAATTGAAAGCATGTTAGGAAGTGCAGACTTTGAACAAGTTGATTTGATGGAAGTATTGTATATTGTCAATTTAATTGATGATGAATATTCAAAGAAAACGGTTGAACAGTTAGAAAAGAAATTAAAAACAACATTTGGAACAAATGGAATGAAGCAATTTCTTGACGCAAGCAAGACTGTTTCTAGCATTTCGGCGAAGAAATGATTGATTTACGCATAAAAGGCTTGCCAAATAGCATTCAGTCGCTAGATGGCGAGCCTATTTTATTAAATACAGACTTTCGATTATGGATAAGATTTTATGAAGAACTAGAAAGATTTAATAATCATGTTGTTGATGAAATAGATTGTTCTTATTTATTCGCAGATGAACCACCTATCATAGATAAGCATATTTTAAAAGAGTTAGAGCAATTCCTATACAACCCTTCTAGTACGCCTAGAAGTGATTCTACAGGCGTTAAGACATTAGATTATGTACAAGATGGGGAATATATTTATTCGGCTTTTATGCAACTTTACGGCATTGATTTAACGGAATGCGATATGCATTGGCATAAGTTCCTAGCATTATCAAACAATATTGTAGGTGATTCAACTTTATGGGGATATGCAAAGAGTGTTAGAGGGTATGAAAAGCCTTCAAAGAATGATACACAGGATAAAGCATATCAAAGAGCAAAAGAAGCATGGTCTTTCCCAATCGAATTAACAATGGAGGAACAAGAAATGAAAGATGAATTCGATTCATATTTTGATGTTTAGAAAAGGAGGTGGCAAATTGAATATCGGACGGAACATTAAAGTTTGATACAAAGATTGATACAAGTGGTCTTGAGAATGGAATGAAATCCGTTCATGAAGTTACAAGTGGAGCTACAAATGCTATCAAAGAAACTTCAAAAGCAATCGACAAGTTAGGTTCTGATGGTTCAAAAGCACCACCGAAGATTAAAGAAAAACTTAAAGATTTAAATGATGAGCAAAAGAATACACAGACAGAAACGCAAGAAACAGGTTCAAAGTTTGATGTATTTAAAAAGGTTGGAAACAGTGCCTTAGAATCAATTCAAGGCGGATTTGATGGACTATTAGGAAAGATTCAGAATATTAGTCCGGAAGCTACTGCAATCACTGAAACTTTAACAGGATTAGGAGTTGGAGGCGTCGTAGGCGTTACTGCCGTAGCAGGAGCTATTGGTGGAATGGCATTAGCGATTAAAACAAGTGTTAACCAAGCTACTGAATTAGATGACGCTATGGCTAAATTCCAAGCTCAGACAGGTGCTTCAAGTAATGAAATGAGCAAATTTAAAAACATTGCTCGTGATGTTTGGTCTAATAATTTCGGTGAAGATGTTTCAGATGTTGCCGATATGATGGGCAGAGTCAAGCAACAAATGCAAGGCATAAGTGACGTTGACCTAAAGAACGTGACCGAGGATTTATTAACTTTAAGAGATACATTCGATATGGATGAGAATGAAACTCTTAGAGGTGCTCAACAATTAATGAAGCAGTTCGGAATCACTTCTCAAGAAGCTTTCGACCTTATGGCTACAGGTGCTCAGAATGGTTTAAACAAATCAGATGAGTTAGGCGACAACATTTCAGAATACTCCGGTAAATTCGCACAAGCAGGATATTCGGCAGATGAATATTTCCAATTAATGCAGAATGGATTAGATGGTGGAGCTTATAACCTTGATAAAGTTAATGACGCAATCAACGAAGTTACCACAAGGTTAGTTGATGGAACTATTGAAGGAGCTTTAGATAGTTTTGATACCAAAACACAAGATGTATTTAAGGCATGGCAAGAAGGAAGAGCAACTCAAAAAGATGTTGTAAATGCGATTGTAGAAGATATTTCAAAGACTACAAACGAACAAGAAAAGTTGAATAAATCGGCAACGGCTTTCGGTACAATGGGCGAGGACTTCAACGCCGGATTCATTCAGTCCTTAACAACAGTAGGGGATAAATATAAAGACGTAGAAGGAGCAATGGATAAAGTCAAAGAAATTGCAAATGGTGGCTTAAAGAACGCATTAAGTGGCTTAGGTCGTGCATTTCTTGATTCATTTACTCCAATAGGCGAACTTATTACCCCTATTCTTGCAGGTATCATCGGATTAATTACAGTAGCAATTCAAGGCATTCAACAAGGATTTGCTAAAGTTGGTGATGTAATTTCAAGCGTATTAAGTAAGATTGATACAAGTGGAATTACAGAATTGACAAGTCAAGTTTCAGATGTGTTAGCTCCTGCGTTTGATGAAGTTAGAAAAGCTATTGATGAAATGAAAGTTGCGCTTGAACCTATCGCAAAAGAAATCTTAGGTAAAATTGGTAACGCAATTCAAAATGTTGTTAACCAAGCTCAAAAGATTCTTAGCGTTGTAGGACCACCGATTCTAGCAATCATTAAGAAGATTATTCAAACAGTTATCGGTATGACTCCTGTAATAACATCTATTCTTCAAGTAGTTGGAAGTGTGGTAAGTGGAATCATTTCATTTATAACTATGGTTGTGACGTATGTAGGAACTTCAATTGCAACAATACTAGGCTTTATCATGCCTATTGTTCAAATTGTAGCTACAATTGTAGCGAATATTTGGTCTGTAATATTAACGGTTGCTCAGAATATTTGGAGTAAGGTTAGCGAAGTAGTTACTGCGATTATTGGATTCGTAAGCAATTTATTTAAGACGGTTTCGGACATCATAAACAATATTTGGAGCAAGATTCAAGATACAATGAACAGAGTCGGAGATAAAGTTAAAGGTGTTATTGATAATATCAATAAATATTTCAATAATATCAAATCTACGGTTTCTGATGTGTTCAATGGTATTTGGTCTAAAGTTCAAGGTGTAATGGACAATGTAGGAAATAAAATTTCAAATGTTCTACAAGGAATACAGAATTCATGGAGCGGTTTAAAAGGGTTTGTAGGTGGTGTATTCGGTGGAATTGAAGGAGCAGTAGGTTCATTAGTCTCTAGTGTAAAAGGAATGGTAAATGGTGTTATCGGTGGCATTAACGGTGCAATAAGTATCATCAACAAGATTCCCGGAGTTCACATTGGAAGAATCCCTAGGCTAGAGCGTGGTGGTATATTAAAACGTGGACAAATCGGTTTATTGGAAGGTAACGGAGCAGAAGCAGTCGTGCCATTAGAAAAAAATAAAGCATGGATTCGTGCCGTAGCTAAAGATATGGCTCAAATCATGCCTAGTGTAACAACAAATAACAACGGACAAACTATCAACTTCTACAATAAAGCTCAAAGTCCGGATGAGATAGCTAGAATGTTACGTATGCAAGCAAGATATGGATATGGAGGTGTAGTTCAATAGATATCAATAAAGTAAGAGTTATTGTCCGTAGGGATGATGGCGAACAATTTGAAATTGATAACAAAAGATGGAGAATACCATCCAGTGATGGTTTAGATGGATTCGATTATGCAGCACCTTCATATACGACTCAAGACAATGCATTCGGAAATGGTGCTAGATTAATCGGTTCACGTATTCCAACGAAAGAAAGAAGCGTGAAAGCTACATTTAAAGGTTCACTTGAAGAAAAAAGAGAAGAAAGGGAGAAGCTACGGCGCTTCTTCCAATATTCTCATGTATTTGATGTGATAGTTGAGTACATGGGAGAAAAGAAATATTGTAGAGGTCGTTTATATGCGTATAGCTTGCCTACAGTTAACATCTACAAAGATTTAGAGCTTAACTTTACAATTCTATGCACACAGCCTTTATTGCTTTCGTTTGATGATTTCGCAAGGAATATAGCAGAAATTGGAGAAGGTTTAGCGTTCAATTTTGAAATACCGGAAACAGGCGTAAACTTTGGAACATTTACATTCGCTAGAGAAATCTATATTGATAATCAAGGCGATACAGAAACATACTGTAGAGCAGTTATTGAAGCGTTTGGAGATGTAACGAATCCGAAACTATTCAATAAAGATAAATATATTCGTGTATTAGATACGCTACACAATGGGGATGTATTAGAAATTGATTTAGTTTCAGAACCTATTTCGATTAAAAAGAATGGTGTGAATTGTATCGGCAAAGTTGACAGAACATCATCATTCAATGATATGACTATTAATTTAGGTGAGAATATCATAGGATATACGGCAGATAATGGAGATACGAACTTAGCTTGCACTGTTTACTACAACGAAAGGTATTTAGGTATATAGTATGTCTTACTTTGGATTAGATAAAGATTTCAATATCGTAACTCATCTAGCGCCTTATAACGTGCAGTGGAATAGGCGATATTATGAAACAGGAGATTTCGAGATTTATATTGATATAGGGCAGTATTCAAGCGATATCAAATATATTTATTCAACTGAAGATAAGGAGTTAGGAATCGTAGAAATACCACATTATTCGGTTTCAAATAACACGAAACAAATGTTGCTAAAAGGTTCATTTTTTGAAAAGATTCTAGCAGATGATTGTATTTATCCTACGTTCTCAAGTAGCGGAAAAATTGTTGATGTGGTCAAAAAGCTATTAGACAAGTATTGCTCATGGAAAATGGGGTATAGATATGATGAATCCATTACTGATAGAGTAGACTTTCAAGAAACAGGAGCAAACCTTGATGAGAAACTCTATGCGTTGTTATATCCGTTAGAATTGTCTTTCCGCATAGAATATGACTATGTGTCAAGTACGTTCACATTCGTGTTGTATCGTGGTCGTGACTTGACTCAGAACAATGCAGATGGAAACAACTTTGTCACATTCTCTACAGAGTTTGGAAACATTGAAGAACCGGATGTAATGATTGACTCAAGCAAATACAAGAACTATGCAATCATTTGTGGTGAAGGACAGTCAGAAGAGCGTATATACGTTGAATATGACGCTAGAATAGATAAGAATGAAAGAATCAAAAAGTTATTCGTAGACGCACGTTCTGAGCGTATGGGGGATGATGTGACACTTGATGAATATAAGAAGGTACTTATTCAGAAAGGAATTGAAAAACTAGCAGATTGTCAAATTCAAGAAAATGTGAATTTCGGATTGAATACGGATTCATACGAATACAAGGTTGATTTCGATTTAGGTGATAAAGTTGATGTTATAGTAGCAGATATTGGACTAGTAATGACTGCGAGAATTAGAAATATATTTGAAGTCATTAAAAGTGGATATAGAACCTTAGAATTAGAGGTTGATAATTTAAAAATCATGTAAGGAGTGAATTTAATAGAAAAGAAAAATGGAGGATTTAAACAAATAACAAGAAGTATGTATTTTCTAGACAAGATGAATGCAATTGGTGGTGTAGCCGTTGCCGTATTAACATACGTATTGGGTGAGCATTGGTATTTATTTGCGTTCTTCTTATTTATGAACGTCGTGGATTATATTACAGGGTGCATGAAGTCGGCGATTAATCACAAAATCAATAGCAATAAAGGATGGATTGGAGTCCTTAAAAAGCTAGGCTATTGGATTATGATTGTAGTTGCGTTCACGTTCAGTGCATTCTTGGTAGAGATTGGAAAAATGCTAGGAATTGATTTCCATGTAACTACATTATTAGGTTGGTTTGTGTTAGCTTCTTTATGCATTAATGAAGTGCGTAGCATTATTGAGAACCTTGTACAATGTGGATATAGCGTACCTAGTGTATTAACTAAAGGTTTGGAAGTAGCAGATTAACGAAGACAATGACGAATCAAGTACCTTGGAATAAGATTATTTTAGAAGAGTTTATTAATCTAGCTTTATTAACTAAAGATGAAGAAATGATTCTAAGAACAAGAATATACGGATGGACAGTTAGAGAACAAGCCGACAGATTGAATATGAGTGTTTCTAGTGTGAATAGAATGATTAAAAAGATTAAGAATAAGTATGATGAAGTAGAGAAGTATAGAGCAGTTTTACCACCAAGAAAAAGCAGTGAAAAAGAAACGTATCTAGATGAGAATTAAGAGGTTGAAAAACCTCTTTTTTTTGACATTAATTTGACATTAATGTGGAAACAAACTGAGATTGCTCATGAATATAATTAGGAGTGTAAAGAGGTGAGCGAAATGTATAATCCAATAAATGACAGAATTAATAATTTAATGAATCAAAAGCAGATGATTGAATCACAATTACAAACTATCCAACAAATGGCAAATATTCCACCTATTAACATTAATAACCAAATTACACCTAACATGGCATTGAATGATTTCAACGGAAAATGGGTTAATAATGAACAAGAAGCAAGAAACATGATGGTGAATGGGTTGCCTAGTATTATGCTTGATAGAAATGATTCAGTATTCTATATGAAGTCATTAGACGGCAGTTTTAAAAAATACAGATTCCAAGAAGAAACAGAGCCAAAGAAAGACAACATAGAACAACGCTTAGACAAGCTAGAAGCTATGATATTAGGTCTAAAAGGCGGAAGTAATATAAATACAAGGGCAGAGAAAGAAACGCCTAGAAAGGAGCTTAAAGCGTGAATCCTTTAATGAATATGATGAACCCTCAACAAATGTTGATGGGTATGTTGCAACAAAGAAACCCACAAGCATTTAATCAATTACAACAATTAATGCAGAGTGGGCAGAATCCCCAAGTATTGCTAAGTAATATGATGGGGAATTTAACGCCACAACAGAAGCAACAATTTGAAAATGTGGCTAGTCAATATGGGCTAAAACGCTAATTGCGTTGAAAGGAGGAAATATAAATGGAAAGCATGAATGGTATTCAACCAATGTACGATTTAGCAGACAGAAACAACAATGAATTTGGTGGAGGATATTGGATTTGGATTATCCTTTTATTCTTGTTATTTGGTGGAAATTGGGGTAACAATGGCAACCTACAGAATGACGAATTAATGAATCAAGAATTTATCAAACGTGATTTATTCAACACAAATCAGAATGTATCTAGCCAAGGCTATCAAAATTCAAGAGATATTCTAGAAAGCCGATACACAACTCAATTAGGTTTGCAAAATCTAGGTCAACAGAATCAAGAATGTTGTTGTGCAACGCAAAGAGCGATTGATGGAGTAAACGCACAAAGCTTCAAAAACACGTGTGATATTACCACTGCAATTCGCTCAGAAGGTGAAGCGACAAGAGCATTGATTAATGCAAACACAATGCAAGAATTGCGTGATAAATTAGCAGACAGAGATAGAGATTTATTAACTGCAAACTTCCAATTAAGCCAACAGGCGCAATCTGCTAATATCATTAACACATTGCAACCAACGCCAAAGCCTGCATATCTTACTTGCTCACCTTATTATGCATACAATATGACAGGTTGTGGATGTAACCAAATCTAG